CGAATGAACCATTCCAAGCGGCAGGATTTTTATCTCGTTTGGCACACCATCCACCGTAACCGGTTCGGACGCACATGCCAGATATCTTCCTTTCAAGCTATCATCTCCTTTTTATTTACCTTTCTGATAGCGTTATAACGCGTTATAACGCACATTAATCTTTTTCTTCGACTTTTCTATCACATAAGCAGATTTTTGTCTTAAATCCAAAAATACGTTTTCGGGAACTATTTCTCTATATCTTTGTTCTCACGCTTCTTAAATTCTTTTTTTAAAGACGGATCAAAACCACTAAGATCCGGTTTCCACGCACTCTTTGCCGGGTTATTGGAAAAACCTTTATCCGGAAATCTGTATTTTATCTCGCCAGTCGAAAAATCAATGTCATACGGTGCCCTTTTACTTACTTCCACACCTGACCTCTCCACCTGTGCTTTTGTCATGCTCACTACAGAGCATCTGCAGCGGAATCCGTTTGGCGGATACCAGATGTCCCATATTGGATCATCTGCGCGGTATATGCGTCCTTCCATCATCGCATGTGTTTCCCGAACCTGTCCGTCTCCTGCCGTCGTATACTTCCAGTATGGTCTGAGTTTCATTGTTGTTGGATCAGTCATGCTCTTGTAATGTCCTGCATTATATGCAGTCTGCATATTTGTCCGGAATATCACATCTGCTTTAAAAGGATTTAAGCCAGTGTAACCATTGCGCTGCAGGAAGTCGTTCATGTTATCCATGAAGTCTTTCTTTGTTTTTCCCTGCTCACATGCGTCAGAAAGTTCATTGAGAAATGTCTGAAGTACTTCCATGCTCGTGTACCCGGATACCGTGAACGCTTTCGCTCTGCTTTCCTCATCCAGCAATTTGTACTCATCTTCGGTAAGCGTTTTTTTCTTTTTCAGAAATGCTACTGCTTCCTTAAATATCAAATTTTCAGTCAGACCATACTCCGCATTTTTCATTGCTGACTCCTTCCAACCAGCGTTGATAGATAAATTGCCTGATGCATGATGTCCTCCAGATCCGGTGAATCCATTTCCCTGTAAACTTCTTTCAAGGTATCCTCATTTTTCAAAGCCATCTGTAACGCGTCTAAGCTCTCATATTTGTCAACCATCTTGAGAACCGGTTCCATCATTTTCTGAAATATCTGCTCTGTCTGCTTCCGTGCTTCATCTGTCAGAATGTCGATCTGTTTTTGTTCCGGCATATCTTTAAGGCTTTCCTGTTCCATGTCCGGATACGGCAATGTCATTTGTCCGGAAGCTGGAGCTTTTAATAACTCCTCGCCTTCCTCCGGTTTTGGAATGTTGAATTTGTTATAAATATGCTCTGTCGATATTGGAAGCCCCATTGCATTCAGTGTCTGATAGATAGTAACCGTATCTTTTAAGTCCTCTGTTTCTTCACTTGCAATTGTAAACAGCGGTGCGTCCACATCGTAGCCGAAATTATATTCCACCAGCGGCTTGATAATATCCCGCCGGATCGTCGTTGCAAGCGCTTTGGCATCTGCTGCTGTCAGATCATGCCGGACTTCATTATGTACCTTGCCTTGTGCATAAGAGCCACCGCCTGAATCAGAAGAAAGCGTTTGTCCCAAGATAGCTTTGCTGATCTGCTCATCACAGTACCGGGCAAGCTTCTCATATATTTCCACACTGGTCGTTTTATTGGACTCAATAAATTCAATCATGGTAGAATCCGGGATAATACCGGCTGCATCTGTTCCAAGACTGTAAATTGCTTCCATCAGTGCTCTCTGGTCTGCTTCGGATGCTGCAGCTGTATATTTTCCAAGTCGCAACGGCATTCCAAAGACCTCACAGAACGACACCCAGTCTTTCAGGTCATAGTTCTTGAACAGATACATCCATGACACAACTCTCAAAACTCCATTACGGCTCTCATGTCCGGATTTTGCTTTATATCTGTGTATCACGAATTTGTTTTCCGGAAACGCTACACCGGAAGGAAACTCCTTTGTGCATATCTTCATCTCATCCGTCAGGCTGTCCCAGATCAGCTTTTTAGGATGCACATATGTGATATCTTCAATCACATTATGTCCTTCCTTTACTCCCCATTCGATTTCCATGACGCTGATACCTTTGCCTATCGCATCAAGCAGATCCATGAGAATATCATCGAATTTTTCAATATTCTTCAGCTGATCCCTGATAAACTCGGCAATTGTTTTATCTCTTTCATCATCAGAGAATGGCTGCACTTCCCAATCCAGTCCGGTAACTGCAAGCTTTCTTGTCTGGAGCTGTGAGAAAAGATGTGTGTCTTTTTCTTCCATTTCCTCAAACATCTCCATCTGTTCCCGGACATCTCCCTCATCCGCTGCACGGAATATCCGGGCAAGTCTTCTCGGTGTCAGTCCATTTGACGGATAAGTGCTGTATTTGTCATTCGGATCACCGATTGCTATTGATGCCCGGACTGGTCTCCCTATCCCGGTATCCACGTCTGGATTGAACTCTTTTTCTTTCATATTTTTATTTTTTTTCTTCTTTGACATCTATCGCTCCCTCCTAATAAGCGCCCTTTCCCATGCGGAACTTGCGTTTGATCAGGCTCTTGTATTTTCCATGTGTCGCAGTTGACTTGACTGCCTGTGCCAGCTGGACTGCCATCTGCAGTGTATCCGGTGCATCATCATTTCTTCCCATCGGGAATTCCTTCATCTGCTGTAATAATGTCTTCTGGTCTCTCCTGAATTTCAGATACTTATTTTTTACGATTGGCTGCAATGACTCAATTCGAAGCATCTTATTGGCAGAGCTCTGTATCTCCTCGATTGGAAGATACTCTCCCTGCTCTGCTGATCTCTGAGCCATAACTTCCTTGAAGTAATACTGGAACTGTACTGTTTCAACACCGAACTTGAAAAAGCCTTTTCCATAATCTCTTTTCAGACGCTTGTTCATCTCAAAGATGTCGTCGATTATGACATCCGGTTTTCTCTTTTCAATCGAAGCTTCAGCGGCATACATATATCCAGTAGCCAGATCCAGTGCGAGAGCAATGATACCGCTCGTGTCAGATTTCTTATTCTTTCCAAGCGACGGATCGTTTGCACCCACGAAAATAAAGTTGCTGCTCTTAAAGTCCACCTGCTCCGGCTCATAATAATCGAACCATTCCTCATTAAAGGTTGCACTTTCAGGATCAATCGGATCATTCTGCAGCTCACTGTTAAAGGAAGCCTCACCCTCAGTCACTCTTATTTCCATAAGATCATAATAGGAAAGCTTGTCTTCCCAGAGTATCTCTGTCCCTTCCAGCATCTCCTTACGGTGTTCATCAAAAAACTTCTGTGCATGGTCTTCATGTTTCTCATCCAACAGATTGGTATAAATTTCTTCCCATTCATCCCAAAGCTTCTGATTGGCTGCCCACGAAATGACCGCACGGTATTTCTTTACATGGTATCTAGGATTTTTAAGCACATTGTTAAGCAGTGAATCATAATGGAGCACTGTTCCGATATACATGATGTCTGTATAGGTGTCTCCGGCTTTCGACACGGCTTTTTCAAACCATGATTTCAGTTTCTTCCGCTGATCCGGTGTATTAACATTCTCATCATTTTCGATATCATCCAAAACAATGAGATCTGGTCTCCAGTTCTTGTGCTTTCTACCACGGACTTTCTTTCCTGAACCAATTGCCTCGATTTTGACATTATTTTTAGTAACGATGACATTACTTCTCCATGCCTTATCACTTTTTAATTGCCCAAAATCTTCAATAATGGCTGCATTTTCTTCCAGTTCCGTCTTTATCTCATCCAAAAATCCTTCTGCCTGATCAGAAGAATCCGATAGGATCAGGATATAGTGCTTATAAACATAAAGTGTTGCATGAAGGTCATCCTTGAATGTCAGGTTTGTACTTTTTGCGTGTCCTCGTGGAGCTGCTATCACATTCCGTGAGCCTTTTTCCCCTGAGATCTCTTTTGCGCTTTTCAATGGATTCAAGGATTTCATGACACTGTGTTCCCAGATGTCATCCAGTTCCTCATGGAACTTCGGGGATTTTCTTACAAAGTAGTGTGGCAGATATGCCCGACCGAAATATCCAAGATCAAACGCTGCCAGCTCCTTTCGTAGTCCTTTTTCTCCTGTGAGTGGAGCACCAGTCCGATATCTTTTTAACAGTTCCTTTCTTTTTTCCTGATTGTCATTTTTTCTGAGAACGTAATCTTCAAAAAGCTGCTTCTGGTATGCCTCATAATCGGCAAGCTCCTGATCGGGTTCCTCATCAAGTTCTGTGATCCACTCGTCAAGATCAATCATCTTCCAACATCCTCTCTTTTGCAGTTGTAAGAATATTCTTAAGCTGCTCTGCCATCACAGGATCATTCTTGATAATGCCCATCATCTGTGCTTCCATCTCCTGAAATGCAATATCAGCCTTTTTCTTCATGTCCTGCTTCACTTTATCCTTGTATATCTTGGTTCTGGACAGTGATGCGATCAGACGCCCTGCCTTATCAAGCGGCATCTCCTGAAATTCTTCTTCTGCGGTTGCAACCTTATTGATCAGTCCGTTCATGGTCATCAGAATCGCAGCTTCTGAATAATCCGCATCTGGATTATCCTTTACAACCTGAATCAGTTTCTCCGTCTGTGCCTGTGCCTCCAGCAGTCTCTGCCTTGCCGTGTTGGAACGCATTGCATAGCGACCAACACTCGATTTTGATATGTCATATCCCTCTTCTTTTAAGTACTGGCTGATGTATTCATAAGTATTCGATGTGTCAGCCAGCATCACATCTACTTTCAATCTCAGATCTTCCGGGATCTCATCCAACTTGGAACTCACTCTTGTCCTGTTTCTTTTCTTTGCCATCAGATATCAACTCCCGGATCTTCAATTGTGCCTTCCGCAAGGTCAACACCTTCTTTTGTGAGTTTGATCACGGCATCCTTTGCATATGCTGTGTATGCTGTGACTTTTTCATCTGTGTACTCGATATATCCGGCATCTTCCAGATAATCGAGATGTTTGCCAATGTCCGGCGAAAGGATAAGCCCTGCCGCCATCATGGAATTTGAGATCTGCCTTGTAAGTGCCGTGTTGTTAAAGCCTTTTACGAGACAGCGGATGATATATCCACGGATGGCTTTGTTATGCTGCACCTCTGCCTGCTCTAAATCTGTCAATCTCCTCACCTCACTTGTTTTCTTTTCCCATCAGAAGCAGTTTGTCTAATTTGTTATCAATGATCTTCATCCTGTCTTCCACTCCGTTCATGGAGCGGAAGAAGTCCTCGCGTAGCACAAATGTTGTTGCAAAATCGCCTTTAATGTCATTGATCTCATGCCTGATGTTCTGGATGTCATTGCCGGTCTTTTCCTCCAGCTTGTCAATCCGTTCATTCACCTTCTCGTCATTCTTCTGAATCTTCTCCTGAATCTCTTTGTTGCCCTGTTCGATCTTCTTATTCAAAGTTGATGTTGTGTTTTCAATTGCGGACTGCAGAACGTCGTCTTTCTTTTCCATCTTGTCAAACCACTTTTTCACAAAAAAAGTGATCACTCCAAGTCCGATCGACATCAGCCCCGCCATTACATCCGAAAATGTGATCACATAATCCATTCCTGCACCGCCTTACTTTGTCCTGAACAGCCGTTTACACAGCTCATTCACATCATTCCACCCGGACATGCTCACCTTTGCAACCACAAACGATGCCAGGAAGGAAGCAAATACCATGTACCATTCCACCGGAACTTTCATGTAAGCCATCAGTGCAAGCATCATCGGTGTTGTGAGGGTGATCGCCACCACATAGCACACAAGCTTTGTTGGAAAACGGTTGATCCACTTAATGCTCTTAAGTCCTTCTGTGACCAATGAGACTGTGATCGCTGATACACTGATAAAAGCTAATACCCATGCGATCACTTTTGTTGCATTTTCAATCCCAATCATTGTCAAAATTTCTGTCATAAAATATCACGCTCCTTCATATTTGTTTCAGGGCAACGAACCATATGAGAGGCAAAAAAAATAGGTCATGACTTCTAAGTCATGACCTGATTATAAGGTTGTTCTATTGGACTGTTTAGGGAAACCATTTTTGGATAATATTTTCCGTGAAAAATTGCGAGAAACTGCTTAAAATATGGCTTTTTCTATTGACAACCACGCAATTACGTGGTACTATATACTTGTAAGGAGGTGGAGCCCTTGAGGGATCTAATCAAGGAGATGACGGAGATAGCAAAAGAGCTCAATAAGTTGCTAGACCAACTTATCAAGCTCGCTTGGAAGATATCTTCACTGGTCGGTGTGATACTCTTCATCATCTACTCATTAAAGTAGAGGGAGCGGGGCGAAAGCCCCATCCCTTTATTAAAAAATAACACATATCCCCAAGGAATACAATATGAGGGAATTAAAAAATTTATTTTTTGAGATTACTGGTCTCATGATCCGTATCTTTTTATTTATTCTTCCGATCATACTTGTGACTGCGTTATATCATTATTTATTTTAGGAGTATTTTTATGAAGCTGAAAGAAATCCGAAAAGAAAAAAAATTATCTGTACCGGAACTTTCCAATCTTTCCGGCGTACCAGTGCGCACCATTGAGGATTTAGAAAAGCGTGGAGACGGAAGAGTCTCCACGCTTATCAAACTCTCTGATGCACTAGCTGTCAGCCTTGATGAACTGTGCCGGTGATTCTAAAGTTCAGTTCATTTCCGTTAAATCCCATTACTGTTAACATAGTTCTTTCTTCTTTTTTATCAATTTCTTTCTTGGTTTTTTTAATACTTTCCGGTATGATTTCCTTCTGCTAACAACCGCTAATTCACTTTTATTTTCGTACAATATTAGCCAGTTGTCCGGTATAAGTCCTCTCGACTTTAAAAATATTCTTTCCTCCTTTGTCGGTTCTCTTCTTTTATATTCTCTTTTTAACATGTCTCCTCTCCTTTATTTTTTCACTAACTGCTTATCGTCAAACCATTTTATTGATCCACCTCCAAACTTGACTTCCGGTTGTCTGATAATGCTTTTTCCTATATGTTTTACTTCACCATTTTTTATTACAGTTATAAACTTCAGGGTTGTTTTATCCATGTTTTCAACACCTCCGTTAAAGTTCAGTTTAGTTAATCAGTTTTCATGCTACGATAGCACGTATCAACAATGTCGAACAATGCATTTCTTGCATCCTCGTATCCGTTTATATAGGCTCTCATTTCTTCAAGGTTCATGGGTTCGCTAGGTTGTACAACAGCATTTCTCATATTATGGAAAATATATTCTTTTTCTTCTCTGGTCATATTTAACACCTCAAATTCTAATTTTTAATAAAAGCGTGGAAATCACACCGTATCTCCACGCTTTATTTTTTACTCTCTGATGCACCAGCTGTCAGACTGCGTCGGTGATCATGATCAACCGAGCCATTCATCTAAAGACATCTGTCCTGCAGGCGGCTCATCCTTCAGGATGTTCCATATCTGTTTCAAAGTGAGATTATATTTTTTTGCCAGTTCCTTGTCATTGGAACCATTAAATTCCTTTTTGATTCGTCTGTTTCTTGCAGGACTGACCACGCTCTCAACCTTTGGAAAATAAATCTCGTCGCCTCTTGCGTAGTTGCTGAGCTTTACAAAGTTGTCTATTCCTATGAGCTTTGCAATCTCCCTGTAACGTTCTGAAATATCTTCCATTCTGGTCTCGCTCACTAATTCATTTAACAGTTCCTCTTTCATTTAAGACCAGCCTTTCTATACTCTCTTGGTGTATGCCAGTGAGATCCAGCCTGCACCGCTCTTTAACTTGCCCCATCCATTCTTTTCTTCCACAATGGTGTATTCTTTTTTGTTACCTTCTGATTCCCGGATGCGACCGACTACCTTATAGATCTTGCTTGCGCCGGAACGGATCATAAGAGAATCACACGTCGTAACAATCGTATACGGAACACCTGCATTCTGTGTTGGAGCAGTCGTCTGCTCCGGTGCTGTTGGCTGTTCCGGTTCTGCTTCTTTCCCATACTCGACAATATCCTTTTTGAACTGTGCCCATTCCTTATTGCCTTTGCGGACATCCGGTTCTCCGCATGCCTTTCCGGTAACATCATAATGTCTGAGGACATGGTCTGCGTCAATATTATACTTTTCCATCAGATAGGCGAATAACTGAACCGCTGCCTTCTTGGTTTCTTCCGTATAATACCACTTGCCGTCAGCATCCTTTTTCACACACAGTTCTACGCCGATAGAGTTGCTGTTCCGGCATTCCTTATGCTTGTACTTGGAAGCTCCTACATGCCATGCAGTATCGTTTTCCTCAACACACTGCCAGATTTCGCCGTTGTGACCTACAAAGAAGTGTGAAGAAGCTCCGCGGAACTTATCGTAAAAATATTTACAGTTTGCCTCTGCTCCGCCGGTTGCACCTACATAATGCTTTACCAGATACTTGATCTGCTCCGGCTTGCGGTTGGAATCGGAAAAGTTAACTTTTGAGATCAGTCTATGTACTTCTGGTTTAGTTACTGCCATCGCTCTCATCCTCCTCCTCATCAATACCCTCTGTTCCATTAAATCCCATCTCGTCTGGATCAAATGATGTACGGAAAGCCTTTAATTCTTCCTCTGTCATTTCAGATACCGGTTTCTCCGGTTCTAAAACACCTGCTTTTTTTGCTTCACTTGAAATTTCACTCATGACTCTTCCTCCTTATTCATTGTCATAATCAATAGTGATACTTGTTTTGGATTCGACGATCAGACACTTCTTGATGTCCTCGATCGTCTGTGACAGACACTCCTCCGGAATAAATGCCCGGATAAGCTCTCCATTTTTAATCTTGTAGATATAATAAAGCTCCACCTCAAAATCCGGAGCAGTGTCATCATCTTCGTAGCCGAATACACTCAGCAGCGTCTCTCTGTCTTTTGCATAATCGCCTTTTAATTTCTTAAGCAGCAATTTTTTCTGTTTACTGTCCGGTTTAACGGACATTTCATCAAGAAATTCCTCAAGACTGCATTCAAAAGTATAGTCTTCCGTGAAAACAGCCTTTAACATCTGTTCAAGCTTCGGATCGTAAGAATACTTTGTTTCAGTGCTCTCCTTCACTTTCGCCATCCAGAGTTCTTCCGACAGGATATCTTTTAATTTATCCGGTCGCAGGACGTCCATTTTATAACTGTCCCCGACTGCTACAGAGCCATCTTCTGAATAAAACTTGATATATTTCACATTTCTATCATCGATCATTGCAAGTCCCTTGCTCTGGAGCTTTGCTTTTACTGTATCAAGTTTTCTTTTGCAGTATTTCTGTTCCTTGTCCAGTGCTATTGCCTGGCTTACAAGCTGCTCCACATTCTCATTTTCATACATCAGTCTTCCCCTCCTTCCAAAAGTGCGATTGCTTTCCGTGCGCAGGATGCACAGATTCCCTTTCCTTCAAATTTCTTCACGTTTTCTGTATTCCCACAGAAAACGCAGCGTGGAACATATGACTCAATGATGATCCTGCCGCCTTCCTGTGATACCTGCATAGGATCTCCGCCCTGCAGTCCGATATCTCTTCTCATTGCCACCGGAATGCTGATTGCTCCGTGGCTTGTCAGTTTTTTATATCTCTCACTCATGATTTTCCTCCTGTGTCAGACTCTTTTTGTTCTCCTGATAATAAATACACATGTAAACCTGCCATTCTCTTACACCCAGCTCATCCGCAATCTTGGCAATATCCCATCCAACGTTATGCAGTGCCATGACTTTTCCGGAATCCAAAGGTTTTTTCTGTGCATTTTCTTCCAGCTTCTTTTCTGGCTTCTTTTTCGGTTCCAGAAACTCCAATGCTTCCATGGTACAGTCAATGCAATAGTGTCTGTTTTCCATGTCCTTATTTATCGGTACTGTCAGATCTTCGGTAATAAAGTCAAAGTAATGTGGCACGATCTTGGTACCGGAATCTTCCAACTGACATCCACAGCGGTCACAATAATAGACATTCTTTCGCATTTCCTCACCTCCTACATTTTGAGGACTTCCTTGATATACTCATATTCCTCTGTAATCGTGTAATCCTCGCGCCCCTC